GCGCAAGAGCAAACGGAAAGAGGAAAAGTAGCATTGCAAAAGAAAGGAGAAGTAGCATCACAACGTATTGGACAAAATGCCTGGACTCTTTTAGCTGAGATAGAAAGATCGAGAGCAGCAGCAGATTTCGTGACAAATAGAAATGCTGCATTTGCGCTTAAAGGATCACAAACGCAAAGGCTTGACGCACAAGCTGATCGAGCTTCTCGAAGGGGAGCTGCTAGAACATATCTCAAGAAAACCTATCTTGATCCAGTTAAGCCACTACGCATACCTAAGCCTAGTTTTGGTCCATACGCACTTGGTATGGCTGGTGCTGTTGTTGGTGGATTTAATACTTACTATGGTGTTAAAGCTAACCAAGCTGTAATTGAAACTAATACTCCAAGTGATATAAGGCTTAAGGAAAATATAGTTAGGACAGGCATATCTCCGAAAGGTTATCCAATCTATGAATTTAATTATAAAAATGACCCTGGAACACGTTATCGAGGGGTAATGGCACATGATCTGGTTACTAGCAAACCTGATGCTATTTCAAGAATTAATGGTTATTTAGCTGTTGATTACAGTAAATTAGATGTAAATTTTGAGGTAGTTTAATGGCAAGACAAAAACTTAATTACACTCAGGGGGATGCAGAACCCAAGAAAAAAGCAAATCAAAAGAGAAGTCAACTTGCTACTGGTCAATCTACTGGAGACGTTAGCCAGGTAGATTTATCATTTAAAACTCCGCAAATACAAAATTTTAGATGGTATGGAAATACTTACTCAACTCCTACTGAGCCAAAGCTAGTACCTACACTTGATTTGCCAAGTGTAGAAGGCTTTTATGATGACACTAAAAAAGCTAAATCAAATGAATTTGGTGCTTGGCTTGATTCTTTTAAGACTTTAAAAGGAGAGCTTGAACAATTACCTGGAGCATATACAGAGGCAAGAGTTAAAGAACAAACTGTTCTTAATAGGGAAGCTGCAAAAATTCTTGACACATATCAAGTTAGCAATGATGGTACAGACATAAATCCAGCAGACAAATTACAGGCAACTATTAATAAATTAAACAAAATAATAAATCAGCCTTTAGAGGCAGAAGGAGAAGAAGGCTTTAGCTTAGAAAAAACAGAAGAGATAGAGGAAGCAAAAAAGATTTTACAAGAAATAGAATCCAATAGGCGACTAAGAAATACAATTACTTCTTTAGCGAATGAACGAAAAGTTTTAGATAACTTAACTCAATGGGATCAATATAAATTAAAAGAGACAGTTGACGAGATAGATGATAGTGGAAACAAAGTACAGCTTCGTAACAACGAAGGAGAATTAATGTTTGAAAGTGATGGTGTAACTCCTATTTATGCGCAAGTTACTTTAGCGGAATTAGACCCTAGTGATCCCAGGTACAAGGAAGCATATAACAACTTTATATACAAAGACACCAAACTAGGAATCTTTGAACATAACAATTTGCAGCCACAAATTTTGCAACACAGAATGAATGACAGGGCAAATCAAACAAAAAATTATAATGAAATAACTACGCAATTAGGACAGGCAGAAATAGTCTCTACTATTAATTTGCTTGAAAACCCTGGATTAACACCTGTTGAGTTAAATGCGCAAATTGGGAAGATAGTAGCAAGCGTAAGAAGGTTAGGACTTTCAAAAGAATCGGAAGCAAGTATGTATAAATTACTCTGGCAAAGTTTAGCTCGTAATCCTTTGTATAAAAATTTAGACGCTGACTCTCTTTATGAAGCATTTAGTGAGTTAGCTCTTGGTACAAAAGACTATAACGGAATTGCTATTGGTCCAGAAGGAAACAGGTGGGAAACTATAGACGGAGTAACAAGAATTAAACCAGAATTTGCCTGGATTAATACTCTTGGAGGTACAGTTTATTTAAGAGAAATAGTCGAAAATATTGTAAAAGACAGAGATAATTTAAACAAAGCTGACAAGACTTCATTAGAAAGTAAGTTTTCGACAGAATTACAAGTAGGAATGGAAAACTTAACAGTTGAAATTAATGGAGAACAAGTAAGTATAAATGATGCTTTAATCACATACGATAGTGAAGGCACTCCAGGAGTAGTTCAAGCGGACACTACTGTAAGATATGCTTACAAATTAGCAAGAACTCAGATTGAAGATAATTATCAAAGATTAAGAGAAGCAATCAAAAACTCAAATATAAGTGATGCAGAAAAATATCAACAATACGAAATATTAGAGCAGCAAAGAAAGCTCGCTTTAACAAATTTAGCTTATGGGTTAACTGGTAAAGAATTTGCTACTGACGTTAGATTGCTAGAAAACGAATTAACGGAATGTAACCGAACTGGTACAAGAGATTCAAAGCAATGCCGAGTTTTTATGTCTAACTACAGGAATATGGTGGCAATTTATGGAGAAACTTTAGTCAATAATTTTGGAAGAACTAAAGATATGTTGACTAAATACAATAATATCCAAAAAGGAACTACAAAAAGCGTGATAGATGGTGCTTATGATGATTTACAACTTGAGTTTATTGTAGCGGTCAAAGCTTTAAACCCTGCTAGCGTGGATGAAGGAAAGGCTCAATGGTCAAGTTATACAAATGAAATAAATCAATACCTTACTGACACATACAGCGATTTAGTAAGCGCCTCTAAAGACGGAAATGTTACAAAAGATGACTTGATGGATAAGGTAAGATTGGATATACAGAATGGCACGTTTGCACGAATAATGAGGGATGATTATAACGTAGATATAGATAATAGTCTTGGTAAAAATTTCTTTTATCCTTCAGAGACTAATGAATTTGGATTTGTTGAAGAATATGGTCCTGTAAATGGAAGCAATCGTCAACTTATGAATAGATTAAATGAAATTAATGTTAACGAAATATTCCCTGGGACGGATGATTATGAAATTGTAAATCATTTAGATTCTCCTCAACCATATCTTTTTCACAGTAAAGGCAGTATTCAGTTTGTAAAAAATATTTTATTTAGTGGAGAGACTACTTATGATGACATTAACCTTATAAGGCAACTACTTGATCCAGAAAGTGAAGCATATAAAGAACTTTTAGAAGAGAAAGGGGAAAAAGATTTAAAAAAGGAAATTAATAGAATAACAAAAGATTTTAAGAACTCTTTTAAAAATTCTCAAAAAGGATTAGAAGTTTTATTTGAAATGAGTCAAATTTCTACTGTATATAATGGTAGGTTTGGGGATTTAATTAACGATCAAGTTAAAGGTTCTATACTTACAAATCCCGAATATGCTGAAGCTATTATCAAGCATGACACAAATCCTCCGACTTTTAGTATTAACTGGAGTCATTCGTCCATTCCTAAAGAGCTACAAAATTGGGGAGAAATACAACCATTTTTAGAGAGTTTAAATGGATTAGAGACATACGCAGAAGTATTAGATAAGATAGAGGCATGGCAATTAAGCGGAATCTTAGGAAATTAGATGACAGACAGTTTACTAGACGCAGCTAACCCAGGTGGTAGTGGAGAAGCGCTTATAGCTACCTCTAAATACCTTGAAAGGTTTGAACAACTTAAAAAGAATCAGCTTGGCAATGAAAACTATAGAGAAGAAGGTAAGACGTTAATTGATGAAAGTAACGAGGAAGAAGTAAATAATTACAATCCAGAGATTATAAATAAAGATCAGATAGAATCAGACCAGTACTATATGGAGAAATTCCAAGAACCAGGGCGAAAAGATACAAAAACATCTACACCATTTTTAGGGTTCTACGATAAGTTAAACATCTTCTCTAAAGATTATGGAGGGGAATATGCTCCAGAAGAATTAAGAGGACAGCATAGATTAAGGAATAGTTTAGGCGATCTTTTTCGTATAGCAGATAGAGGTGTTATTAGCGGTACTGTCGGTTTAACTAATACTGTTAATGACGCATTAAGACAAGATATGCCTGGCTATATGGCTGAAATGCTGTCAGGAGATCCAGTAGGTGCAATGGCTTTAAAGATAAAAGCAATAAAAGCAGGGATAGACGAAAAAAGCCTTAATGCTTTTTTTAGAGAAATAGGTGGCAAAAAAAACAGAATGAGCATTTTAGATGCTATGGAAACTGGCTTCATTCAGACTAAACCTGGTGGATTTTTAAAAGATTTATCAGACGGAGAAGATCCTTTTGCTGTTAAAAATGCTTCAAAATACGACCCTATGAGTGGCGAAGCCAGATTAAGTGGAGAGAACTGGGGTTTATTATTGGGCGAAGGCAAGTCTATGGATGAAGCTGTTGGTGGTTTTCCAGTAAGAGATACAGGTAGACCAGTAGCAGATTTTTCGGTTACATTTGCTGGAGAAGCAGCTCCTTTCTTTGTAACTTTTGTTGCTGCCAAATTTTTAACTCCTGGAATACCAGACGAATATGTATATGCAGCTAACGTATTTAATAAGGCAAAAGCTGGATCTCCACAATTTGCTAGAGCAATTGCTTGGATGACAGGCAATATGCCAAGAGTAACTAATGTTTCAAAATTTCTTATTAAAGAAGGAATACAAGGAGCAAGAAACTCTCTTATAGCTGAGACATTAATAGGCGACCCATACCAGCCTTCTCTAGCAGATAATTTATTGCCAGACACTATAAACAATAATGGAAGGCTAGAAGATAGCTATATTGAAGCAAAGTTAAAATCTATATTTGTCAATGAAATTATCAATGGCATACCTATGGGAATTGCTTTTGGTGTCGGTGGTAAAGCAATATCAACTCCAACAAAATTCGGAATTGGATTTACAAAAGGAACTTTTCCAGGGATTAATCCAGGCAGATATTCTCAGATGTCTTTATTGGATAACAGTATAAATGCAAAAACAGCGCAAGATTACGGATATTCTTTAGCAAAAAATACTCTAGCTTCTCTTATAGATACAACACAAGCAAGAGTTATAGAACCATTAGTTACTTATTTGGCAAAATGGAAACTAGCTAATGCTGCTATAGATAACGCATATCGCATTAGGAAAGAATTAGAAGCTAGAAATTTTTATGAAAAAACACAAAAAGAATTATTAGAGAAAAATGAATTAGAAGCAAAAACTAAGATAGAAAAACCTGAGGAAGTAGATGCAGAAATACCAGAACTTAATGACGACAAGACAACAACAAATAGAATAAAAATAAATAATCCAGAAGCAAAAACTAAGAAAGATATACAGGAACATTATGGCCAATACCAAAGAAAACCAGAATGGGAAACAGGATATACAGAGCAAAAGAAAATTGATTTAGAAAAAGAAGCTGTAAAGGCAGAAAAAATAGCTAAAAAGAAAATGAAAGAGCTTGGAAATGCTGCTAAAGATTTAATAGCAGAAAACAAAATACAAGCGCAAATTAGACCTGATGAAGATAGAACCCTTAGCAATGAGTTAGGTCAAAGCGTTGGTTTAGCTGCTCCATTAAGTAGTGAAATTTCTAAATTAAAACTTTCAGATATAATTGTTCGACCAGACGTATTTCAACCAAAGGCGGAAGGTAAACTTAATAAAAAAGGAATTAGCGGATCTTTAAGAGACGTAGAAGTTTTTGATCCTACTTTGGCAGATTTGTTGTCAGTATGGAGAGACACAACAGGGGAACTTGGAGAGGTCGGGAAAATTTATGTTGTTGATGGTCACAACAGGCTCGACCTCGCCCAAAGGTCAGGAATAGGAGAAATAGATGTACGATTTATCCAGGCTGGAACTGTTAAGGAAGCGCAGCAAATTGCAGTACTAAGGAATCTTGCTCAAAGCACAACAGGCGGAAAGCTAACATCATTAGACGTTGCTAAATATATGCAGAGTTCTGGCGACACTTTAGAAGAATTAGCAACAAAAGGAATAACTTTAACAAGTAGAGAAATGATAGAAGGTAATCAATTGTCAAGATTACCTAAGTATTTATTAGACAAAGTTGCCTCTGGAGAATTGCCTTTTAGTAAAGGTGTAGCTTTAGGTTCTGTAGAAGGAGCTAGTGAAACATCAATTAATTTTGTTTACAACAAATACGCTAAGAATCCAAAGTTTAGTGGAGACAGAATAAGACAGATAATGCTGGCATCTACTAGGACAGTAGAAACTGTTACGGAAGGAACTTTACCTGGACTAGAAAAATGGTCAATGGAAAATAACTTGCCAGAAATAACAGCTATTGCTGAACAATTTTTAAAAGAATTAAGAGTAAAAATAAGCGGACTAAAGGCAGTAACGCAAAAAAATAAAAAGGCTGTTATTGAGCAAATCAAAGGTAATAAAATAGCTTATGACGAATCAGTAGATAAAAAATTAGAAGCGGAAAAGGCTGTTGCAAGGTTTGAAGAATTAGCATATTCAGTTTCAGATACAAACGCTTTAATAAATGAACTAGCAGCGCAGATGAAAACTGGTCCAATATCAGCAACTATGTTGGTAAAGGATAATTTTGATCTCATAATGTCAACTATGAGACAAGATGATGCTCCTTTAACTAAAGTTGCATCTGAGCCAGTAAGAGTACAAAGCGAAGTTGATGCTAAGTTAAACGCAAAAGCACAGAATATATTAAATAATGAAAGACCTGATCCTATTCCAGACGAACAAATAAATAAAGTTATTGATGAACAAACAGAGCTTGATACATATTCAGATAAATCTATAAAAAGCATTAAAGAAGAACTAAAAGCTAATAATGGATCTTTAAATAAAAACCATTCAAAAATTGGAGAAGTACTTAAAGCTAGTCAAACATCTGCAAAAAGAAAAACTTTCCCCTATGTAACAGATGGCGGTTACACATTTAATACTGCTCAAGAATTAAATGATATAAGTTTTGACTTAATGTTCCCAACCTTAAAAGGTAAATATCCTAATTTAGATTTCAGTTCTACTAGATGGGCTGGATCGGCAAAACCTAGATATGGTCAATATACGCTTGAGTTTGCTAATGATATTGATAAAGCTATTTATATTACAGGTAATAGATGGAAGGGAAAATCTAAAAAAGATGCTGAATTTAATGCTTTTTTAGAAGAGCTTGGGATTAGCTCTGGATCAAGACATAAAGCATATATGAGGATGAAGGAACAGTTAAAAGTTGCAAGTCCTAAAAATGGAGTTATTTCTGTAAGAAATACAATGGCTTATGCAGACATAATGATAGAGCCAATACAAAAGAAAACTTATGTAGATGCAGATGGCAAAGTAAAAATGAAAGATACCTACGTTGATGGTCGTGGATATGTACAAAAAGATCCTAGAGTTGATGATGCAGACTTTGAATTAGATTCAGATTTACGAGACATAGAAAGAGAAAATATTAGAAAAGCAAATAAAAAACTCCAGGATAAATACAACAAAGAATACCAAGAATCAAAAAATCCTAAAGACGTTGATCCGCTTGATCCTAAAAATGCAGAACAATTAGAGTTTGCTTTAGAGGATGACGTATATACAAATATGGGTAACGATCATGTATATGTAGATACGTTACTAACAGAGCAGCAAGCACAAGAATTAGTTGATTTAGCTAGAGAAATAGCTGGCGCAAATGTTCAAAATATACGTCTTGTTGACGCTATTAAACCTAAAGTAACTGCAAAAACAGCAGCAGATTATGGTCTACCTCCTAGTGCAATAGGTAAATCTGGCAACGCTAAAGGTGCATTTAGGTTTGGCTCTACACCAGTTAAAGACTTAATTATTCTAGCTATGACCTATAAAGGTCATTTCCAAGATTTTGGGTCAATGATGCAGACATTAAGACATGAGTGTTTTCATAGAATACAAGATAGATACCTTACTTTTAAAGAGCAGAATTTATTAGATAGTCCCAGAGTTGATAGGCAATTAAGAGAAATAGTCGCATCATTTTACCCTAGATTTCAGAAAAGATTATTTGCTCCTGATGGTTCAAGGTTAAGTCCAAGAGAAGTCCAAGCGTTTGCTTTTTCAGTTTTCGATCAACTTCCATTTACTAAAAAACCTACATGGTTTCAACCATTTGAAAAATTAAAAGAAATTTTTGACAAAGTAAATAATAAATTACGAGGATATGGATACGCAACATATAAAGATATATTCAGAGACGCACAAGAAGGTAGGTTGTCACGAAGGAATCCAAGAGCTGATAAGTTACCAGTTAACACAGCTCCAGAACCAGCAAGTTTTGAATTAGATCCAGATGAATTTGTTGGAAATTTAGAAGCTATAAAGACAGCTATTCGTGATGGAGATATGAGTATTGAAGAGGCAATGACAGGATTATATAGAAGATTAATTAATAGAAGGCAAAATCCCGAAGGTAAAGTTTATATTCCTACCGATCAAGTTGACCTTATTGCAAACAATAAAGCTATAGAAAATACTTTATTTGAACAAATTGGTAGCAGAGAAGATGCTACAAACGTACCTTCATTCAATGTAGAAGAAATTACCAGGCTTGCATCCAGGGTTGTTGCGGAAAATGGTTACAGAACAGAAGAAATATTTAACTTACATAAACAGGCTATGAATGGAGATTCAAATGCTTTACAGCGACAAGTTGCTCAGGCTGCTGTCATATTGCAAAGAGACGCACAAGTGATGCAGATGCAACAAGTAGCGCTAGATGTGAAGATGAATCCACAAGATGTAACTTCAAAGAGGTTATTGATAAGCCTATGGGAAGATGCAATGAAAATAAGTACAGCTATAGCTCAGGTTAATAGACCTTCAGCTCAATATCTAAGGATGCAGCAAATGGACTTTCTTGGTAAACAAGAAATGTTTATTGAGCCTTACGCAAAGATCGAAATACAAGAACCCAAGCTAGGAGCTGGAGGTAAAGCTTTAAACGAAGGAGTTGAAAAAGGTGGAATGGTTGAAGATAAAGGACTTGGTAAAGGTACATACTTTAAGTCAGTTAGTGAAGGTCGTGAACCTGGAGTTACAGGAGGCATAATTGAAGGTCAAGTGCCAGCAACTATGCTTATTTTGGATTTAACATCACAGAATAAATCGCTATCTCAACTATTTAGAGAGCTTGATGTTGAAGGAGTTGGCGCAGTATCGGGAGATAAATTAACTGACAAACAAAAATCAGTTTTATTTGATTATTTAGCTAAGAAAAAATATCAAGGAATAAGACTTGATGGATTTGAATTTGGACAGCAGGGAGATATGATCTATGTTCCAGACTCAAACCAAGCAAATATAATAATTAATTCAAAAGCTGCGGAGGTTGAAGGATTGGATATACCATACCAGGCTTCTATTCCAGGATCATTTGAGAAAGCTGTATTGGAACAGGAGGATATATTTAAAAAATTAATGGACAAAAAAGATTATGATTCAATTATGAATGGAAAGCCGACTCAACAGGCTCAAGCTATTTTAGATGTTATCGCAGAAAGTCTATATCTCTATAAAGACAGAACAGCGTCATTTGATAATTTTATGAGCCATTTTGCTAAAGGTTTAGATACTGTATATCCTGGTAAATTGCTTCAAGAGCAAATAGCTGCTGTTGTAAGAAATGGCATTTTCTTAAATAGTTCGACTTTAGGAAAAGTTTTAGGCGGTAGTTTGTTTAGAGCAATGACTTTGCCATTTTCACAGGCTATGGGATCTCGTTATACAAGAAAAAGAGCATTAAGAGCTGGCGATATGGAAGGAGCAAAAATGGCAGAAATGAGGACAAAATTAAATTTAAAAATGTATTTAAGAATGTTTGTTGGATTGCAAAACAGTTTCAGACTTGCTTTATCGGCTATAAAGCATGACGAAGTTTTTGGAAATATTAATAAGGGTTATATGGAAAATAGTACATATTCAAGATTGAGTAAAAATAAAGCACCAAAAATAAGAAGATTTGATATGTATAGCCAACAAGATATAGAGGGAGAGGCGCAGAGAATGTTAGGCAAAGGCAGAAAAGTCCCTGCAAAATATACAACCGCAACAACAAATCCCTTAGTTTTAATGACTCACTATGTCACTAAAGGCATAAAAGGAGCTGGTAGAGGAATTGGTTTAGCTACGACCTCTGGAGCTTCAAGGTTAATGAGTGGCTTAGACACACTTGTCGGTATGTCTGTTGCGCCAGCTTATGAATATTCCAGGCTTATGGAGCAAGAGCTTTTCTTGAAAATGAAAGCTGGTTTTGACATGAATGATCCAAGAGTTTACGCAGAGGCACAAAAGAAAGCTGAAGCTGCACTAACCAGGGCAATGGCTGACGTTGAAATGCCAGATGGCTCAATAGTAAAAGGTGGATTTATGGATAGTATTCACGCTAGACAGGCTATTGACTATGTAAACTTTACTGACGACATCAAGGTAGACAGAAATAAAAGAACAATGGAATACGGAATAAGAAGGGCGCAAGAGCTTGGATATACAGAGCCAGAAGATATATTAGAGTTTGCCGAAACCTACATAAAAGACATAGATCAAAATAACTTAGATTACTTTACAGATGCTAGTCAACCTACTGCACCTAGTTTCTTAGGTATTGGCGGACAAGAAAACGGATTAGATAGGTTAGGTCAAAATCTTTTAAATGCGCCTTCGCAAGGAGTTAAGAATTTAACTAAAACTGCACCTATTATGGGAGTCGTTTTTCCTACAAACAGAACACCTCTTAATTTAGTTAAATCAGCTTTACGTCATCTACCTTTACCAACAAATAGAATAGTTGACTCATATTGGAGAGATATTACATCTGAAGATTTATTCCAAAGAGAAAGAGCTTTAGGAGAGATAGCTACTTCCCAAACATTATTTGCTGTAGGAATAGGAGCTGTAGCTACAGGATTAGTTGAATTTAGTGGTCCAGATCCTAGTAATCCAAATAGAAGAGAGCTAAATAGATATATGCACAGACCTCCAAACGCAGTAAGATTTAGACTTCCAGGATCACATGAATGGTCACATTGGTATAGCTTGGATATGTTTGATACAGCTAGTTTTATTTTTGGAGCTATAGGTGGCTATGTTGACGCTATAAAAAGGATGCCACAAGACGAGGCTTTTGATTCTGCTTTTGATGCAGACGAAGAAATAAATTATAGTGATACATTGCAAGAAGCATTTATCCTGGCTAATGCTCATACCTTTAGAACTTTTGATGATTTTGACCAAGCGAAAAACGCTGCTGCAACTATGGGTAGAGCTTTACTATCAACTGTTAAAGAAAATACTGTAGGTTACTTTAGAAAAAGTGTAATGGCTAATGTCGGTAATTTTATAGACTTAATACAAGAATTAAGTAAAGATGACTTAGGTGGTAAAAGGTATGGACAAACAGGAAAAAGAAATTTATTTGAAATGACGTTAGCTAGGTTTTTTAATATGCCACTTGCTCAATTAAAAACAACCAAGATAGGGTTTGATAATAAAAGATACTTGATAAAAGAACATACCAATCAAAAAGGAGAAAGGCAACCATTTGCTTTTGCTACTGATCTTTGGAGGGAAATACTTTCTGGTGTTCCAGGATTTCAAAGCGATCCAGAAAGAGGAGTAGTTGAACTTGATCCTATATTCGGAGAGCCACAAGTATATGATTATGCTTTTGGTGCAGAAAGAATAAACAATCCTTTGCTTAGAGCTTTAGTGATGAACATACATCCTTTAGCAATGTTTAGACCAACCAAAGAAAGGAACGGAATTATATACAAAGAACTATCAAGGCTACATGGAGAAGGAGCATACCCAAGATTTAGTACTAAAAACAGTTTAGCTATTCCAGGATATGTAATGTCTAACCAGGAATTAATGGAATTTAGGAGAATAATGACTAAAGAAGTTAAAAATTCAGAAGGACTTACTTTATCTCAAAAACTTGAACAATATTTTAGATCAGATGAATATAAGAGTTTACCTGATTACGACCCTAAACTTAATAAGGATGGTGTACCTAGTGACGCAATATTAAACTCTAAAACTTTATATAAATTAAATGCAGTAAAAGATATAATAGAGGAGTATAGATTAGGAGCAAGAGAAATAATGAAACAAAGATACCCTCATTTAAAGCATTTAGATAACTTAAATGTTATAAAGAATAGAAAGGTAAGCCAAGTAAGAAATGATTTCCCAAATCAGATCGAAGCATGGCGATCTATAGTGAACACAGACGTTAGGACAGGTTAATGCCTTTTGCTCAATTTACTGGTTCTGGAGACGGAACTACAAGACAATTTCAAATCCCTTTTCCATACGTTAAGAAGGATCACATTGTCGTATCTTTAAATCAAATAGCTAATACTAATTTTGTATATATCAACGACACTACTATTGAATTTTCGCCTCTTAATTCTGTAGCAACTAACGAACAAGAAACTACAGGCGCACCAAAAACAGGAATAGAAATATTAATTAGTAGAGAAACTCCATTGCTTAATGCCCTGGTGGATTTTGTAGATGGTTCAACTCTTACAGCTAGTGACCTCGATACTGCTGTATTGCAGCTATTGTATGGACTCCAGGAAGCAAAAGACGATACTGACGCTGGTATTAACTTCACTACACTTGGACTTGATGCAAGTAATAATCCAATAATTAATGTACAAAACCCCACTAATGCTCAAGATGCTGCAACTAAAAATTATGCAGATGGATTAGTCGCTGGATTATTTAAGGCTGATGGAACTATCCCTTTAACTGGTGCAATGAACGCTGGTACAAATAGGGTAACTAATATCGCAAATGGTACGGATGCAAATGATGCAGTTAATCTATCTCAGCTTACTGCTGGAATCGGGTCAGCCCAAACATCACAAAATGCAGCAGCAGCTTCAGCCACCCAAGCTGCCACATCTGAGACAAATGCAGCGACCTCGGCCACCAATGCAGCAAACTCGGCCACAAGTGCTGCAACATCCGCAGCGACAGCAGCAAATTTAGCAAGAAGATCAATATTTGTAGGTTTCCAAAGGCTCGCTGACGCAACCTTGCGTATGGTCTATAATGAAGCAAATGATTCTACTGTTTACAAAGCAGAAGATTTCGTACAAAATGGAGCTAGTCATGCCTATTTTTTAGGCGAAGATGTATTGGCTACCGCAAGTCCTAATGCACCTGACTTTTCTCTAAGTAATGGGCGACTAATTCTAAACATTTAATCATGGCACAAATTGATCTAGGTAAACTCAAGTTTAATTGGAAGGGCGATTGGGCTTCGACAAGTGCGTACGAGGCTGATGATGTCATTATTTATAAGGGTACGACTTACGTTGTTACAGCAATAGTTGCTCAAGCTAATACGACCATACCTCCTTTTTCGGGTGCGTATGAAAAGATGGCTCAGGGTTTGAATTTTACTGGAGCCTACAACAGCAGTACAGCATATTATAAAGGGGATGTAGTTACATATCTAAATCAAACTTTCGTTCTTTTAGCTAACTCTAGTACTGGTTCAACACCTACTAATGGCACTACATGGTTATTGCTAACCCCTGCTCCAACTGGAAGTATTATGACTACTTCTGGAGATATGATTGTAAGAGATAATGATGGATCTACAAATAAAAGATTACCTATCGGAAAATTAAATTCAAGATTAACTGTAGTTGATGCACCAAACGAAGATATACCAAATGAAAATAATTTTATATATCGACCTTTAAGTAAGTCTGCATCTGCTACAGATAGAGTTTTTGGTTTATATGGAGATAATACTGTAACTCCAAACAACCGCACACTTGCTGTTACTGTCGCTGCTGTTAGCGGACAAAACCAGTTTCATATTGGTGGAGTAGACAGACCAGCAATTCAAGCAAATGTCGGAGAAACAATAACCTTTGATGTTAGTGACTCAAGTAATACAGGTCATGTATTTGCGTTTAAGACTTGGGCTGGCGGTAGTTCCTCTAACTATGTAGCTATGTACTTAGAGGCACAATATGGAATAACAAGAAGTGGTACTCCTGGACAATCAGGTGCAACAATTACTTGGGTAGTTAATGAAAACTGCTACAACCCAATGCAATACTATTGCTCTGCTCATAGTGCAATGGGTACTGGTGTTATTAATACAGCTTCTACCTTAACTCCTCCTCAGCCTACTGCTTACTACAATCCATTAACCAGTTCTGGATCACTAAAAATATCCAAAGGTAAGTCTTATACATTTACTTTCCCTGCTGATGGATTAACTTATTCAATCAAAGATCCAAGTGCTTCTGGATATACTGGTGCTGGTTCTGGAGGAAGAATTGTTGATGGAACTGCGCAACCACAATCAGTTACAAATGGAGGTTCGATTACATATACTCCAGCAGCTAATAGTTCATTGGCAACAGTAGTTATAAGAAACGAAGCTAACCAAAATGATGTACTAACTCTATCTTTAACTGACCCTGCAAGTGAGCCAGCCTGGACAGATGCAGCTAGTACCTACCTTAAGACAATGCCTTCTATGGAAACAAGAAGGAAGGCTCCTTATTGTCATTTTATAAATTCTGACGTTAATACATATACAGAAGGAATACAGCCTTTACCAGCATATTTAAAAGAAACAGGTCGAGGACAAAAGTACGGAACTGCTGCCAATGCATATAGGCAGGGTGGATATATAGATACAGCAGGGCAGTATCATCAATGGGGAAATCATTATCACGATGGAAGTGGTTACTACTATGGAGCAGGGATAGGAGTCGGAAGTACTATTGGTGGTTCAACTGATATTCCATATAGAAGTAACTTCCGTACACCTTTATGGTGGAAGAAAGCATTAGCAGGGGATAGTGATTACGCTAAGTTTTTAACAGATGTAAATGGAAATGATCTTGGCTATTTAGATGCTAATGGTGTTCCACAAATAACTATTCCAAAGATTATGCAGATACATGGAGGTAGTTCTAAAAAATGGTTCTTATATGAAAATGGTATGGTTAGTGCTTCTGGTCATGGTGCTGATGGAATATTAGGTAATGGAAGAACAGACACAAGATATTATCATTTACCACTAAAGTTTTACGATAACGCTACTTCTGAATTAACAGGTGCTAACTATCCAAAGATTACTCAAATGCATGCATCTGATGCACACGTTATGGATAGTACAACTAATGATTTTAATGGTTGTTATTACTTCTTAAGTACAGAAGGCAAGTTGTATAGATTTGGCTATAACGGATATGGTCAGCTAGGAGACAA